CCTAAAAATAAAATAAGTATCTTTGTGTAAAATATAATATTATGGCAAATACATACTCTTGGACTATTAATCAAATGAATGCTCATATAGAAGCAGAGGGTGAATCAAATGTGATTTATACAGTGCATTGGAGCTACGTAGCTACGTCTAGTGAAAAAATGCCTAGTACAGATGTTCATTATAGTGCATCACAAATCGGAGCACAAGGGTTTACATATGTAAAAGGAGAGCCTTTTGTTCCTTATGAAAATACAGAAGCGTTTGAAGATGTGGTTATTGGTTGGTTAGAAGGAGCTCTAGATGTTGATGCAATGAAAAAATCATTAGATGAACAAATTGAGATACAGATACATCCTGTAAATGAAGATTTATATTTTTCATGGCAAAATCCCCCAACTCCTCCGGTAGAAGAAGAGGAAGAAGAAAGTGAATAATAATAATATTTTACTATATTTGTTTTTTATAACTTAAATTAAATTAAATACAATACAATGGCAGAAAAAAAAATTACAGCAGAAGAGTTAAAAAGACTTCAAGGGATGAACCAAGAGTTCACTAAAACTAAATTAGCAATCGCGGATTCATTACTACAACAAAAAGAATTATTAGCTCAAATGGATGATTTAAGAGCAGCGTTTAAAGTAGATGAAAAAAATCTTATGGAAAAGTATGGTAAAGATGTTTCGATAGATTTATCCACAGGAGACATAAAAGAAAACATTCAAGAAGCACAACCTGTAGAAGAAACAAAATAATGGCAAGAATAAGTAACACTAGCATTTATCCTAACATCGATCCTGTATTATCAGATTACTTTGTATTGACAGATGCTAATGATGACTTATCTACTAAAACTTGTACTTTAGAATCTGTTCAATCTTTGTTTGGATTAGCTGATACTACAGTTACTGTTACCGTTTCCTCTGTATTATTAAATGCATTATGGACCCAACCCCTTACATTAATAGCAGCTCCAGGCTCAGGATATGTTTTAAATGTTAAAAATATTATCATCTTTATGGATGCGGGGAGTTTAGTTTATGGTTTTGATGCAAATGCTAGTACAGCGGTGGGAACATATTCAACAGGAAATATAGCTCTGGCAACTTTTAATTCGGCCACAGATATTGTTCTTCCTATTTTTAATGGAGGATCTACTGCTATTCCTGAAAATACAGCATTGATTTTAACAGGCGCAGGAACTACATCAGGAGCAGGAAATGGGGTTATGTATATTAAGATTACTTATCAGACTTTAAAGTTAGATACAACATTTTAATTAAATTTAATGGATATTAGAAAAATCTCCATAGGAGCAGACTACAAGTCTGGAGCCATGCATTACATTGTTGGCCAGGAAGTTTTAAATGGCCGATATCACATACACTTAATTCAAAGCGACCCCGCCACTAATTCTTTTAAAATTTGGATAGAAAGAAATAAAGAGCTTTTAATGTGGAAAGAGTTTAAAACCACCATGCCTATTTCAGTAGAATATAATCTCAATTTTTAATGAAATCCCCTCACTCTTTTATAGTACGACCTGTAAAAGGAAGGCGTTATGATAATATAAAAGATTTAGGAGGAGTAGATTTTATCACCAGTGTATCTAAAGAAGACCATAAAGCATCTAACAGGTTTGCTGAAGTAGTTTCGCTTCCGTTAAATTATAGTGGCGATATTTCAAAAGGAGATATATTATTGGTACACCACAATGTTTTTAAGTTTTATTTTGACATGAAGGGAAGAGAAAAAAGTGGGAAAAGTTTTTTTAAAGATGATTTGTTCTTTATTGACTATGATCAGTTTTTTTTATATAACAAAAAGGGGAGATGGTATGGGCATGATAAATATTGTTTTGTAAAACCTGTTCCAAAAAAAGATTATTATATTGAGGGTGTTAACACTAAAGAAGAGCCACTTCATGGTATTTTAAAATACTCAAACAAACAACTACAAAGTTTAGGTGTTAAGGAGGGTGATGAAATATGTTTTACCCCAGAAAGCGAATATGAGTTTTATGTGGATGAAGAAAAATTATATCGTATGTTTACAAACAATATAACGGTGGTATTATAATGGACAGTAATAAAATAAAAGAAGAAATAATAAAAGCAGGGGAAAAAGCAGTTACTCAACTGATTAAAGTAGCCAAAGAGGATATTATTAAATACGATAAAGATGATGAGTTGGCGGCTGATAGATTAAAAAATGCAGCGGCTACAAAAAAACTTGCTATCTTTGATGCATTTGAGATATTAAAAAGAATAGAAGAAGAGAAGCAATTAATAGAGGGAAATGATATAGTAAAAAATAATACACCTAAAGGCTTTGCAGAATCAAGATCAAAATAGTTTATACAAAAAGCTTTATAAAATAGTTCCTAACAGTGTTATGGCAACTAAAAACAGAGCTCGTACTTGGCAATATGGCTATAATGAAAAGTATGACTTTGTGGTTATTTCTAAAACAGGACAAATATCAGATGTTATAAACATCAATGGTTTAAATATTGCATTACCCAAGGCTCCTGATGAAATTTATTCTAGATCTAAACAAAAAGAAGAGCAGTATTGGGAGCCACATATTCTTCCAAAAGAATTAAAAAAAATCCAATCTATTTTTCAATGGCACGATACACCTCCGCATTTTAAAAATAAATGGGTAGATTATATCGAACACGAGTTTGACAGAAGAGAAGAAGGTTTTTGGTTTATGAATTATGGTGAACCTACGTACATTACGGGGACGCATTATATGTATTTGCAGTGGACTAAAATAGATGTTGGGCATCCTGATTTTAGAGAAGCTAACCGATTGTTTTATATATTTTGGGAGGCATCTAAAGCTGATAAAAGAAGTTTTGGAATGTGTTATTTAAAAATAAGACGTTCAGGTTTTTCTTTTATGAGTTCTTGTGAAGGTGTAAATACTGCCACGATAACAAAAGACTCTAGAATAGGTATACTTTCTAAAACTGGAGCTGATGCTAAAAAAATGTTTACGGACAAGATTGTTCCTATATCTAATAATTATCCATTCTTTTTTAAACCGATTCAAGATGGTATGGATAAACCTAAAACAGAATTAGCCTATAGAGTTCCTGCATCTAAGATTACCAAGAAGAATATGTATGTGGTGGATGAAGAAGAGTTAGAAGGGTTAGATACAACTATTGACTGGAAAAACACATCAGATAATAGTTATGATGGAGAAAAATTACAACTCCTACTTCATGATGAAAGTGGTAAATGGGAAAGACCTGAAAATATATTAAATAATTGGAGGGTAACTAAAACTTGTTTACGATTAGGAAGTAAAGTTATTGGTAAATGTATGATGGGATCTACGTCTAATGCTTTAGATAAAGGAGGAAGAAACTTTAAGTCTTTATTTGAAGATTCGGATTGTATGAAAAGAAACTCTAATGGCCAAACAAAAAGTGGTCTATATAATTTATTTGTTCCTATGGAGTGGAACATGGAAGGGTTTATTGATATATATGGAATGCCTGTATTAAAAAATCCCACAAAACCTATTAGGGGTATTGATGGTGAAATGATTTCTCAAGGAGCCATAAATTATTGGGAAAATGAAGTAGAATCTTTAAAAAACGATCCTGATGCTTTAAATGAGTTTTACAGACAATTTCCAAGATCAGAGTCCCATGCATTTAGAGATGAAAGTAAACAGTCTTTATTTAACCTCACTAAAATATATCAACAGATAGATTATAATGACTCTTTAATCATGCAACATCATGTCACTCAAGGAGGATTTCATTGGAAGGACGGTATCAAAGACAGTAAAGTAATTTGGAGCCCAAATAAAAGAGGGAGATTTTTTGTAACTTACATTCCGAAAGCTGCACTTCAAAACAATGTTATTGATAGAGGAGGGCGAAAAAGACCAGGTAATGAACATCTTGGTTCTTTTGGATGTGACTCTTATGATATTTCTGGAGTTGTTGTAGGGAAAGGTTCTAATGGATCATTACACGGCCTCACTAAGTTTAATATGGATGATGCGCCTAGTAATGAGTTTTTTCTTGAGTACATCGCTAGACCCCAAACAGCAGAAATATTTTTTGAAGAAGTCTTGATGGCTTGTGTTTTTTATGGTATGCCTATATTGTGTGAAAACAATAAACCCCGTTTGTTGTATCATTTCAAAAATCGAGGATATAGAGGGTACTGTTTAAACAGGCCCGATAAAAAATACAACAAGCTTTCTAAAACAGAAAGAGAATTAGGAGGGATTCCTAATAGCTCCGAAGATGTAAAACAGTCACATGCTTCTGCAATTGAGTCTTATATTGAAAAACACATAGGGCTAGATTTAGAGGGAACATATAGAGATAAAGATGATATGGGAACAATGTATTTTCAAAGAACATTAGAAGATTGGGCAAAATTTGATATAACCAACAGAACGAAGTTTGATGCGTCTATTAGCTCAGGGCTAGCTATTATGTCTAACCAAAAACACCTCTACACTCCGGTTGAAAAACAATCAAAAATAAGCATTAACTTTGCAAGATATAACAATAAAAGCACACTCAGTCAATTACTTAAAAAATGAAAGACGTTACAATCAACATACAAGCCGCCGCATTTCCTGATCAATTCGTTTCAGACTCCACAAAAGATACAGTAGAATATGGGTTACAAATAGGACAAGCAATACAATACGAATGGTTTAGAAGAGACAATGGTTCTTGTAGATTTTACGATCAATGGGGAGAGTTCATGCGCCTGCGCCTGTACGCGCGAGGTGAGCAGTCTATTGCAAAATATAAAAACGAATTAGCGGTAGATGGTGATTTATCTTATTTAAATTTAGATTGGACACCTGTTCCTATCATTCCTAAGTTTGTAGATATTGTAGTAAATGGTATGTCGGATAGGCTTTTTAAAGTAAAAGCTTATGCTGAAGATGCTATGTCTGCTGAAAAAAGAAATGAGTTTCAAAAACAAATAGAGGGAGAAGTTATTGCTAAGCCTTTATTTAATCAAATTGAAGAGGAGTTTGGAATTAATGTATTTCAAACGAATGCCGAAGAACTTCCTGAGTCCGACGAGGAGATGGAATTGTTTATGAACATGAAGTATAAGCCGGCTGTAGAAATTGCGGAAGAAATTGCTATTAATACGTTGTTTTCAGAAAATCATTATAATGATATCCGAAATAGGGTGGATTATGATTTAACTACATTAGGTATTGGAATAACTAAACATGAGTTTTTGCCAGGACAAGGTGTAAAACTAGATTATGTTGATCCTGCCAATGTGGTTTATAGTTATACTGAAGACCCTTATTTTAAAGATTGTTTTTATTGGGGTGAAATTAAAACAGTCCCAATGACAGAGCTAATTAAAATTGATCCATCATTAACTGATGCTGATTTAAATGAAATAGCTAAGTATAGTCAATCATGGTATAACTATTTTAACACTTCACAGTTCTATGAAAACAGTATGTTTTATAGAGATACTGCAACTTTATTGTATTTCAATTACAAAACCACCCATTCATTTGTTTATAAAAGAAAAAAGTTAGCAGACGGAACTTATAAGACGGTAGAAAAAAATGATCAGTTTAATCCACCACAAGAAATGATGGATCAAGGTAAGTTTGAAAAGGTGGAAAAAAGAATAGATGTATGGTATACAGGGGTAATGGTAATGGGTACAAATATTGTTTTAGAGTGGAAGTTGGCAGAAAATATGGTGAGACCAAAATCGGCTAATCAGTTTGCAATGCCTAATTATGTAGCATGTGCTCCGAGAATGTACAAAGGACAGTTAGAGTCTTTGGTTCGTAGAATGATTCCTTTTGCAGATTTAATTCAAATGACACATTTAAAAATTCAACAAGTGGTTTCAAGAATAGTACCGGATGGTGTGTTTATTGATGCCGATGGTTTAAATGAAGTGGATTTAGGGACAGGTAATGCTTATAATCCTGAAGATGCTCTAAGATTATATTTTCAAACAGGTAGTGTTATTGGGAGGAGTTTTACTCAAGATGGTGAATTTAATAACGCCAAAGTACCAATACAACAACTTACTGCAAATAGTGGTTCTAGTAAAATGCAAATGCTTATAGCTAACTATAATCATTATTTAGACATGATAAGAGCAGTAACGGGATTGAATGAAGCTAGAGATGGTTCGACTCCTGATCCTAATTCTTTAGTTGGGGTTCAAAAACTCGCAGCACTTAATAGCAATACAGCTACTAGACATATATTAGATGGTAGTTTATTTATAACGAGAACTTTAGCAGAGTGTTTATCTATTAGAACCGCTGATATATTAGAATTTGCAGATTTCAAAGATGAGTTTGCTATGCAAATAGGAAAATATAATTCAGGAATTTTAGAAGAAATTAAAGATTTATACATTTATGATTTTGGGATATTTATAGAAATGGCTCCTGATGAAGAAGAAAAAGCTATGCTTGAAGCTAATATACAAATGGCTTTATCTAAAGAAAACATAAGTTTAGAGGATGCTATAGATATAAGAGAGATTAATAATCTTAAAATGGCTAATCAGTTGCTTAAATTAAAACGTAAACAAAAACAAGAACAAGAACAGCAACTAAAAATGCAGGAGCAACAGATGGCTGCACAGATGCAAATGCAGGCTGAACAAGCTAAAGCACAGCTAGAAGCTCAAAAGGTTCAGATGGAAACCCAATCTAAAATGCAAGTGAAACAAGCTGAAATAAGTTTTGAAATAGAAAAACTTAAAAATGAAGCCGCCTTAAAAGAACAGTTAATGCAAACTGAGTTTCAGTTTCAAATGCAGATTAAAGGAATGGAGCAGTCCCAAATCGACTCGAGAGAACAAAATAGAGAAAAAGCTAAAGACAAACGCATTAGTCAGCAGTCTACTCAACAGTCTAAAATGATTGAACAACGAAAAAGAAATTTACCAGCAATAAACTTTGAATCCAACGAAGACAGCCTTGATGGTTTTGATTTAGCAGAGTTTGAGCCAAGATAGGCTAAATTTTGTATTTATTTTTTGTTTAACTTTGTTTAAAATTTAATCTAATCCAATATTATGAATATAAAAGTAAAAGATTTAGGACAAGTAGAAGAAAAGTCCAAAGCAGAAATAGAAGAGGAGTTGTTAAAAAAACATGAAGAAAAGTTTGAAGACAATGAATCTAAACCACAACAAGAGAAAACAGAAACAACTAAAGCTTCTACAGTAGAAGATAAGGTAGAAGATAAGGCAGAAGAAAAGGCAGAAGATAAGGCAGAAGAAAAAGTTGAAAAAGAAACTCCCTCATCAGAGAAAATTGATGAAACTCCCTCATCAGAGTTAAATGATGAAGACGTTCTTTCTTTTATTAGAGATAGATACAACAAGGATATAAATTCAGTTGATGAACTGTTTGCGGAAAAAGAGGCAAACGAAGAATTACCTGAAGATGTGTCTGCGTATTTAAAGTACAAAAAAGACACTGGACGTGGAATCGAAGATTTCTATAATTTACAGAAAGATTATGATTCTATGGAAGATGACTCTGTACTAGCTAGTTATTATAGTATAACCGAAGAAGGGTTAGACGCTATAGATATTCAAGATATCATGGAGGATAAGTTTAGCATCGATGAAGAGCTAGATGAACCACGGGATATTAAGAAGAAAAAACTAGCGAAAAAACGAGAACTTGCGAAAGCGAAAAAGTTTTTGAATGAGCAGAAAGATAAATACAAAGTACCTC